CTTGTAGCTTTAGGTCGAGCTATACTTTCTTTACTTCTTTTACGAAGTTGAGCGTTAGCAGATTGCTGCTTACGTCTTTCATCTATTTGTTTTTTAAGATCCCATTTTAAGTTCATAATAAATATTATATAACAAAAGTTTGGTTTATGGCTAGTGAATAATGACTAGCATCTCCATCTTCTACGAGCTTGTCTTATTCTACTATTTGGATTATTTCTAGTCTTTGCAGAACTTCTTTTTAATTGACCTAAACTTCTTGCGCAATAACTTCTACGTCTAGCTGCACGTTTTCCAGTAGGTTTTTTTTCTGTAACTGCAGTTTGTAATTTAGAACCAGGGTTAGCACGTCTATATGCCATAACACCTTTACGTGTCATTCCTGCTCCTGATTTAGTTGGTCTAAAATTACCAGATTTAACAGAAGTTTTAATTGGTGTTTCTCGTCTTCTTTTAGGTCTTATTCTTGCCATATTACATTCTAAACGCCTGATGTTGTGCAGACGTAACTCCTTGACTTGTTGTAGCTGGTGATGATGGTCTATCTCCACCTCCACCTCTATAAATATCTTGTGCTGTTGGTTGTATGTTCATAGTTGCTGTTGGATAACTTTGAATAGTTCCTTGTGGATCTTGCATAGTTATATTTTCTATTCTACGATTATCAGATGCTTTTAAAGCACTACCTAACATAAATGGAATTGCAAAAGGAGCTATAGCTCCTATAGGACTAGAAGCAGTTAAAGCTGATCCTATTCTAAAAACATTTTGAACACTAGAAGGTATTCCTAGTTTATTTTCTACAAAGTTATTATAATAATTAATATTGTTTGAAATAATATTATCAGCTTTTTCAAATGCTGCTTTAGTAGGTTTTTCAAAATCAAATTTAAAGAAACTACTTTTATCTCTTTGTTTTTCTATATCTTCTATTTCATTATATTTTTGATCAAAAGTTTTTGGTTTTTGATAATCTTTTATTTGGCCATCATCACCTTCAAATATTGGACAAACTCCATTAACTGACATTCGACCATTAGGACAAATAAATTCTTGCATTAGCATCTACCTTGTCTGTTATATTTTTTATAACTACGCTTTTCATTTTTATTCAATTTCTTTTTATGTCGCCTTGGTCTTTTAGGTGGTTTATCTCTAGGTACAAAATGGACAAACTTTTGTTTAGCCATCTACTTTTTTTTCTTTTTCTTTTTTTTAATTACACCACGTGCAATTAAAATATCCTTTTTAGTAACCTTACCATCACCTGACATATCTGGAAATTTTTTTCTTTTTTTCATTTTAGTCCTTTTTCTTTTTTCCTTTTTTAACTTTAGCTTCATCTCTAACTTGTGCTCTAGCTGCATCTCTTTCTTCTTTAGATGCTTCGCCTTCAGCTCCTGGATTCATTTTTAATAATTCACCTAAAGATAAAAATGTTTCTCTTTCTTTTGATTTACCTTCTTCGTAACCATCATCATCGTAATCTTTAGATGAAGAAGTATTTAAAAATTCAACATCTTTATCAGAAACAGGAACTAATTTTTTTTGATTTTTTCCTATTGCTTTTTCAGCAGCTTTATCAAATTTATCTTTAGCATACTTACCCATTATGATATCTCCACTTCTATTTTTAAAGCTTTCATCATATTCATATGATCAGCTTTTCTTTGATCATCTATTTTAACAACTTCATCTCCAGGATTTTGCATTGCTTTTTTTAACATCGCAGCATCTTCTACAGCACTAGGAAATTTGTCATAAAATCTTTTATTAGCATCTTTAACATCTTGAACGCTATATTGTTTTACTCCAATTTTATTTTTCATCTAAGTCCTCCGTTGTACTTAATTTTTTATTCAATATACCTTGAAATACTGAATGTGTAAAGGTAGGAAGCATCATTTCGCTAATAGGAGATTTAACATGGCCACAAGACCACGAAATACAAGGAACTCCTTTCTCGTCCCATGCTACTAAAGCATAGCCTTTAATATCTACTTTTTCTGTAATTTTGATACAAGCATCATGAAAAGCATTAACTACTTCGTCATCTTGTCTTTCTTCCTTTTCTTTAGGTAAAGGTTTTCTAGGCGTAACTCTAAACGAATCAAGAGTAATAATGTTTGTTTTCGCCACGTTGCTTTCTTGTCTCATAATCTTCGTCCTCTGGATCATCAGGGTGTGTTACTAAAAATCCATCACGAATACGCAATAAAGCTTGTACACAAGTATCGTGTATATCGTCATGTTTTCCATATGGAAATTGCGCTGACTCCTCAATTACACTTTTAGTCCATTCTTTATCCATAGTAAACACTAATCCACCTTCAAACATAGAAGATACGCTATGTGTTCTAGAAACTTTATCTCGATCAGGAGAATAAGTAATTACAGGTATTCCCGAACGTCTTAAATCTTGTATAAGAGATTGCCCTGATGCTTTTTTTTCAATTAATACTTGATCGGGTCTCCATTCATAATAGCTATCATTAGCTTTTTTACGAAGCTCTGGATATTCTAATCTATCTTTCCAAGCATCTAATAATATCGTTGCAGCGTATGGAACATTATTTTCATCTCTAGCTGTAAACACTCCCCAAGTAGTACAAGCTGAAAAGTCAGCAGTGCTTTTAGTTGAATAAGCAGTATCATAAGATTGAACAACATAACTTAAAGTTGGAATTTTATCTCCATCATAGATATTCCACCAATCTCTTTTGATAATTGAACCTTCTTCATTACTAGGTCTTTGTTGATACAACGCTGACCATACACGTTCTCCTACTGTACTTTTAATTTTATCTAAATCTTCTTTAGAATAAGCTTCAGGCCATAAAGCGTTACCTGAATTATCTATCGCTGGTAAATCTAAAACTTTCCAGTCTTCTCCAGATTCATTTAAAATGTATCCAGCTAAATCGTCTTGGTGCCAACGAGTTTGAATTATAATAACTTTACCTCCTGGTTGAAGTCGTGTGTATGCTACTGCTTTATACCACTCTAAAAGATTTCGTCTTTGAACTTCTGACTCAGCATCTTCTCTACCTTTAATCGGGTCATCAATAATTAATAGATGTGCACCTCTACCAGTAATCGCTCCTCCTGCACCGACTGCGGTGTACGTTCCACCTTGCATTGTATGAAAACGTTTAGCTGATGTACTGTCTGATCTTAACGCAACACTTGGAAACACATTATTAAAATCTGGAGATTGTAATTGATTTCGAACCTTACGACCAAAGTCGTCTGCTAATTCTTGAGCGTAAGTCGATTGTATCACAAACTCATTTGGATTATTTCCTAGATACCAAGCTGGAAAGAACTCTGAACATAACATAGATTTTCCATGCCTAGGAGGCATAAATACAGCAAGACGTTTAATACTACCTTCTTCTAATTGTTGTAAATGTTTAGCGATGAGTTGTATATGAGCTGGATCCTTGTACCCAGGATATATATGTTTAGCATATTGTAATAAATTCTTACGAGCTTTAGAAGTTGATAAAATTTTATTTAGATGTTCTATTACTTCCGCTGCCCGAGGATCCTTCGTCTCCTGGAATATCTGTATAGCTGACTTTAGTCGTTCCTTTAATGTCTGTTCTTGCATTTTGTTTTCCTGCGCCTATTGCACCTCGTTTTCGATACTCATCAAATTTATTTGCAACTAAATGTAATGGCTCTATCTCTTTTCGTACAATTTTTTTCCAATGTAAAGAAGTCTGTCCAATTTTTTCTAAATACCAAGCTAACTTACTAGCGTCTGCTGTTCTAGCATTCCACATCTTTACGTGATGTAAATCGCCTTCTTGATCAGGGTGCCCCTCTTTGTAGACACGTTCTTTAAAGACATCATCGTTATTATTTCCTGTAATATCAGCTCGATCATGTGTTACTTCAATATCTACGTCCTTCATGATATCGAGCATGTAAGCTATCTCAGAGATCCATGCATCATTTTGTCCATGTAAACTTATATGATCTAATAATCTAAACCAATCCCAAGGAAATATAGGAAAGATACTATATGGGTGTCCAGTTTGTTCTTTAACACGTAACACATTAAAATTTTTTTCAGCTTCAATAATTTCGTCCCAATGTTTAGTATTCATGATTGCATCATCATTGAAAAACATTACCCAGGTACCCTGAGCATATGCACATAAAGAATTATTATATATATGAAGATTTTCGTATCCTAGTCGTTTAAACTTTAGTACACTTTGATTTTTGTAATTAGAAGTTTTAAGAAACTCTAAAGTTTCGATATCATCGTCATCGACACCGAAAAGAGGTTGAATTTTATCAGGATTCTTTGCATTAGACAATAAGGAATCCATAGATTTTTTTAATTGGCTAACTCGCTTACGAGTAGGGAGTAATATAGATA